GTTAAGTGCTTGCTCACGAAGTTTCATTCTATCGTCAGAGTATCTCCAATCTTCTGTCATTTGAACTGCCCCATACCAGTACCAGAGTTCCAAGCACCAGGACCAGATTGAAAGTTTTCAGAACCACCAGGAAGTTCTTCCTTCCAAGTACCCCAATACTTAGTGACACGCTCATACATCTGTTGATGAATATCTTCTGGTTCTTTCTTAGGTTGTGCTGCTTCAATAATCTTTTGCTCTTCAATTTTTTGAGCAACGTGCTTTTCATAAGCAACAACCTTTTCACTCTTTACAGGTTTAGAAAACCAAGAATCAAAAGGAGTAGAAACAGGGGCAACAACTCCTGTATAAGTCGATTGTTTCTTTTCAGGTTTTTTAGGAGTTTCTTCAATAAACTCGCTCTTAGGAATAAACACTTTCTTGACGTATTTAATTCCTTTTTTAATTACTTTTTTAATCATGACCACACAAGTCGTTTAGTATAGTTATAAGCATATTGTTCACGATATCCTTTGATGCCCCATCCTAACCAATAATAAGAGGGAACCATGTATTGTGAAACAGTAAATCCACGTCCCTCAAACTCAGGAAGAAGTTTTTGGAACTGGGACTCGTTTATCATATAACGAGTCTGTCCTTCAATACTGCTAGGATTGCAACCATATTTCTTACAGAAGGATCCTAAACCATCATACCGTTTCTTAGTAGTCCACTGAATGAGTCCATACCCACCCCGATGGCAACGATCATAAGGAACTCTAGCACCCCCTTCGCAGATGTTGGGATGGAAATTACTTTCTGATTTGATATTACCCATAATCGCTGCAAGGGCATTTCTATCAGAAATTTTTGTGTTTTCTTGGAGTTGTGCAAGGACATACTTTTCGTTTTCGTTACAACCAGGACATTTCCAAGATTTTGTTACAACCTCAATCTCAATTACCGGAGGATTAGAAATCTCAGTGATTGCAGGATATGCGCAAGCAGTTCCCGCAGCAAGAAAAGTTGTAGCAGCAATAGTCTTAAACATTAAATCGATTGAACTCAGCATCCGCTTAGAGATAAAATCTCTGTCGGCACAAGTTTATGTAGTGTAACATTAAACCTGAACCATGTCAAATCTGTCAGGGAGTGCTGACCCAAACTCTGGGAAATAAGTCCTAAACAGTTGACTTGCTTCAATATGCTGACCATCCTCAGCCAACTTTTCACATTCTTTGAGTATTCGTTTCTTAAAACTGTCTGATGCTCCGTTAGTCATCCGTGTCTCCTAAGTATTCTAGTGAATAGATTTCATGGTCTTCGATTTTTGGGTCTAACCACTCACTGAATTCTGCTTTGATAGCATGTGCATCTTCTATGGTATCTACAACGTCATAAGTAGGAATATCACAAAGAGTATGTATACGATCTATTGCCCAGTCATGTATCGATGTTAGGGTGTTTTCCAAAGTTTCCATAATCTTTTCGCATGTAGCGTCCAAGGATGTTGCTATTGTAGTACGCTGGACTACCGTCGTCAAGAGCCTCAGATAAGACATTGTTTAGGAATAACTGTTTAGTCTCTTCAAAGTTACAATTACCCTTCGTGGTGTGGAGACTTATTATTTCTCTATTGAAAGTCTCTTTACCGTATTTTTTTAAATCCTCTTTTAATTCTGGGCAAGAACCGTAATACTTCTTCCAATCCGATTCTTGTTTTACTTTTCTTTTTTTACCCGGTGGTTTTCTGAACGACCAAAAATACTTTCTACCAATGTAGCGTCGTGAGTTGGACTTATTGGTAATGAGATAAACAAACCCGAAGTAATCCCCAATATCAATACTATCAAAAGGTTTGTTATCAAACGTCCATGGATTCTCATAACTTACATCATTATTTATGTCCAAGCTCATCTTATAGATCTCAATGAGCTATTATTTATCTTTAACCGGGACAAACCTAGTCTAGCAATAAAAAAGCACCCTGTCAAGAGGGTGCTCTATGTGTTATGTAAGTTTTATATCAGACAGGTGGAAGTTGAGCTCCTGTGCGCTTCATAGCAGATTGTGCTTCATTAGGATTGTTTGTACCCTTTCCTAAATTATAAATCTTCTGAGTCTTTTGTGCCTGCTTATGCTTCAGTGGGTCAATAGGGGGCATCATCTGCTCAGTCTTCAAAGTACCGTCTGGGTTTCTCTTTATAGGTTTCCGGGGGTTCTGAGGAAGATCGCCAGTGCTGAGATTATACCTTTCTCTGTCTCTTCTTTGAGATTCTTTTGTAGGGAAGTATCCGGACTCAGCAACAATGCTCTGAATGTAATCAGAGTCCATCTGCATCATGACATAATGTGCTTCCTCTACGGTGTCTGCGTGCCCCTCAGAGAGGAGATAGTCGAGGACAACTTCATAAGCTTCCTTCTTCACCTTCTTCTTATCTGCTTCTTGTCTTTCTTGTGAAGCTTTCTGCATGGCACGGAGCTCAGCAGCATCCTTCTCCATCTTACTTTGACCGGTGCCCTTCTGGGTACCATCTGGTTTGACTTTAGCAGCAAGGTTAGGATATAATTTAGCCCACTGTGCCTTACCATAATCTTCTGCTTTCTTGACCGCCTCAGGGTCTTTGATTTTACCCTTAGGATCAACAGCAGCGGTTCTTAACTCCTGATACTTCTTATTGATTGCCTCACCTTCTGGTTCGGTCTGACCACCAGGATATGCTGGTTTCTCATCTTTCTTAGGTCCGCTGGGTTGGGGTGCTTCCGCTTCTGCTTCAGAAGACCCCTTACCAAGCATATAACCAGCAACACCAGCAGCAGCAGGAATACCAACGTTCTTGAGGACTTTACCAGTACCTTTGATAAATCCTTTTACTGGTGCAGGGAGTTTAGATGCTTGTGCTCTTACTGCAGCAGCACCCGATTTAATTCTTGATGTAACTGGTTCCAGTGCTTTTCTTACAACTGATGACTGTCTGACACCTTGCTTAGAAATTCTACCAATTGCTGTTTTAGCAGCTTTACCACCACCAGCAAGTCTTGCTAATGGTGCAAAACCTTTGGCACCCTTTGCAAATCTAAGACCTTTTAATGCAGCAGCACCAACTCTTAAAGCAGCACCAACAAACTCATCAAGTTGCTGTGCTTGCTCTTCAACAAACAACTCAACTTCTTCAGAAAAAACAGTGCTCTCAGTAATATTTTCTTTTTCTACTGTATCTAATATCTCTTCAAATTTTTCAATAATTTCATCACCTTCAGAATCTGCTAAGAAATCTAATACTTCATGTACAGTTTTACCTTCATAAAACATTCCATAAGAAATAGTAGTTACAATTTCTTCCTCAATCAAGTCTGCATCGTGAATACTATTGATATAGATATCACGAATATCCCCCAACATTTTTTCTGACATTGCTACTAATTAAGTCTTTATAAGAATATTTATAAATTAAGCAAGACCAGGTACTAACTTCTTCGCCTGTTTTGCTAACCACCTTCCTTGTGATGACTTTGCTACGGTATCAAATACTTTTGTACCAGCTTTAGCACCTTGAGAGTAGAGGTAACCACCACCAAGTGCAGCACCTACACCACCACCAACTCTTCCACCAATAACACCACCAATAGTACCGCCAGCAGCAGCACCAGCAGCACGAATCCCACCTTGTGCTATCTGACCAAGTTTACCGTAACCTTGTCTTCTTGCACGTTCTGCTCCCGCTTTATACTCTTGAGTAGCACCAAGAACACTGAGGGCAGCACTTGCACCTTGGAGTTTTCTTGCTTGGGTTTTTTGTATATTACCCATTGCTTTACTCATCTGTGCACTGCTTCTTTCCATTGCTGCAGTAGTTTGTTTGGTGCTCCTGTCAATAGATCTTGCAAATTGTTGTCCAAGTTGTTTCTGTGATTTTTGTAAAGCCGCTGTTTGTTTAGATTGTTCTCTACGTGCTAACTCTGCAGGTGATGTTCTATTTTTCTTTTTTGGTTCTTGATATACTACAACTGACGAAACATTTCTGTTTTTATGGGCAGCCTTTCTCATCTCTGGAGATAAGTATTTACCATCAGGTCCAACACCATGAGTAGTTGCATTTTTTGGTGTAGATGTAGAAGAACTCTTGCGTCTTAAATTTTTCAAAAACTGAACTGCTTGTTTGGTTGCAGGTCTACCTGGAGCAGCAGTTTTGGAAATCCTGGATGCTGTTACATTTGGTTTTGTTGGTTTGAAGAATGATGGATAAGTAGTTTTAGATGGAGATTTACCCTGTCCCTTAAAAGGTTCTGATGACCCTTTTGGTTGATCCCAAACATTACCACCTAACTTAGCAGCACGAGCCTGTCTTACTTCCCTCTTAACATAAGGATTTGCTTCGTCTGCCTTCAGTCCTCCTTTTCCAGTAGGGAAAGCTCTTCTAGCTTCAATATCAGCACTAGTCTTTCTGTATGCTCTTTCACCTCTTTCGGTTTTGTAGTCAGCAGTCTTTTGAGCAATCTCTTTAGATACCTCTGCCTGCTTTACAGTTCTAGTTCTTGGTTTTTTCGCTGGTGCATCATCCATCTTTGCCAACATTTCTCTATACCTAGCATCACCAGAGAATTGCTTGCTTCCAGTTCTTCCTCTGGATTGACCTTTAGGAGGAAGATTGCTTACACCAGTTGCTTGTGTTTCTGATGGTCTATTAGCACGATATGTTGCTCCGGTGCCAGATTTTGCACCTTTACCCACCATTGTTTCTTTTGGACCAGAACTTTGTGCTGCTTGCAATTCTGCAGAAGCAGTGGGATTTTTTGCAATCGTGTCACGAACTTGTTGTCTTTTTTCTTGCTCTTGTGCAGTTTTGATTGCTTTTTTAGAACTACCGAAATATACACCAGATTCTGGTTTACTTGATGTAGCAACAACTGATGGTTTTGCAGATTTGGCAGATTTCCAAGCACCTATAATCTCATCAGAAGAAAGTGGTTTTCTTGCTGTATCAAGTCCTCTACGAATTCGTTCAGAAGAAAGTGATGATGTTTCTGGTCTAGCCTGACGCTGCAATTTCTTTTTGTCAACATCAGATACAGGAAACGCTTCTTCTTTTTTCTTCTCAGTAATAAGTTGTCTAACAGACTTCATTATCGCAGCACGCTTTTTAGATATTTATATTAGGCAGATATCTTAGGAAGAATATATCTTGCTGGTTTCAATCCACTTACAGGTTTATTAAGTTCTAATGGTTTGGTTTGTCCCGCATAACCCTGCTGTGCGACTTTCCTAGCTTCTGGAGATGTTTTTAGTGTATTTCTTTTTACTGATGCAGCGTCCTTCTTAAGTTGCTCTGCACCTCTCTTAGATTGGTATCTTTGTCTCTCAGCATCAGACCACTTTTTGGCAACAAAGTCTTTACCAACACCAGTGCCTTCTACACCATCCTTCTTAGAAAGAACTGCTGATTTACTTGCTGCTGTATTATTTGCAGGGGTTGCTGATGTAGTATCTGTTGCTTTATTTTCTTCTGGTTTTGCTGCTTGTGGTTGACTTCTACCACCAAATTCTCTAGCAAGATCTGCCGCAGCAAAACCATATCCTATTGGACCAGGAATTGCAGACCCATAACCTAAAACAGCACCAGTCTTATCACCTTTTAAAAGTGCTCCAGTACCTCTAACGAGTCCATAACCAGTCTGAAGACCGGGAATAAATCTTGCAGCGCCTCTTAATGCAGCGCCAACAACTTCATTCAACTCATCTTGTGCCGAATATGCTTCGGTCATAAACTGATTAAAGGTCTTCATTATTCCCAGACTTTTTAGGTATTTATAAAAAAAGGAGGTCTTTCGACCTCCCTCAAAAATCAATATCCAGACTTTTTCTTTTTCTTCTTGGAGTGTCCGCCACCACAGGAGGACTCAATAATTTCGTTTTTTTCTTCTTCAGTCATGACTGCCATTCTCTTCAGTGCTTCCTCTTCGGTCGCACCCTCATCAAGCAGATAACCCTTGACGATATCAAAAAGATCAAGGTCTTGATTTAACATTCTCTCTCTGGCACTCATTGGTCTCTGACCACGAGCACGATTTTTTGCTGCTTGAGCAAGACTATCTGCCTTTGCTTTTGCTTGGGAAGCGGCAAGATCCGATGCTTTATTGCCAAGGATGTTTGCTTTTTCTGGTGCGGGTCTTGCGGTCGCAAGAGATGCTTGTGTAGGAGCACCTGGTACTGGTTTGAAAGTGCCAGCAACTGATGTAGATGGTTTTGCAGCAGGAGTAACTTTGTCCGCAAGAGGAGTGCTAGGTGTTGTAGGAGCAGCTCCTGATGGAGCAGTAGGTCTCTCCTGACTTCTTAAAAGATTTAATCCAGCTTGTGTTATTGTTGATTGTGCTGGTCTAACACCACCGGTGCTACCTTGACCTCTTCTATTAAGATTTCCGCCCTGTGCTACAGCCGATTGCAGTCTTCTATTGATAGCACCAGCAATTCCACCACGATTGACGAAAGATTGGAATCTCTGTCCAAATTCCTGTCTTGATTGTGCTGCAGCAGCTTGCTGTTGTGCTTGTTGTGCTCTTCTCTGAGTACCAGAGAGTCTTTGCTCATCAATCTGCCCACCTTCATAGCGGTGATAGTCTTCATTGTGAGAACCTTCTTCAAGAACTTCCATCTCACTTACAGGAACATCTTTCTCAATACCGTGCTCAAACATAACATCATAGTGGCTTACGAAACCATTCTCGTCTGGCTCAGCGTGCTCACCGAAGATGCAGGTGCCTTCACCGAAAGATTCGTGGCAGACTTTCTTGGCGCAGTTATGCTTACCTTTGTCTTCTTTATCTACACATTCTTTTTCTTCCTTTTCACCCTTTTCTTCTTTTTCTTCTTCTTTACCGTATCCTTCTTGGATACTTGCATATGCCTCTCCAAGCAGGCGAAGTTGTTTCGAGTCCATCTTACAAATACTTTTTAGTTATTTATAAAAAAGGAGGGTCAAAGACCCTCTGTATCATTCATCCATTCTGAACAGTAATCATAATCTCCGAAGAGATATTCATCACAATCTGCTGCTTCTTGGTAGGCAGCAATCATTTTATTAGTATCCCAGTTATAGTTGGAATCCTGTAAAAGAATTTTCTGTGACATCTTGCTTGATTCCTCCGACGATATAGGACTCAACTTCGGTTTCTTGTGGTGCCACTTGAAGACCCTTAGAAGAAATCCAATGCTCTGTCCAAGGAAGTGGATTATTCTTTGCGGCAATGTCATAGAGCGGTTTGAGTCCAATTGCTTTCATTCTACGGTTGGCAATCCATTCCACATACTGTTGTAGCAGTTTGTCATTTAGACCAATCATAGAACCATCCTTGAACAGATATTCTGCCCAGTACTTTTCTTGATTGACCGCATTCTCAAACGCTTTATACATCCATTGCTCTTCTTCTTTGACAATCTGCTTCATTTCTGGGTCATCACCATTCATCCAATTCTTAAGAATATTTTGAGTGATGACCAAGTGCTGATTTTCATCCCTAGCAATTAGGGAGATGATTTTTGCACTTCCTTCCATAAGTTTGAGTTCACCAAAAGCAAAACTGCAAGCAAATGACACGTAAAAGCGAATGCCTTCAAGGATGTTGACGTTTGCAACAGCTCTGTAGAGTTTGCGCTTGAGTTCATACCTTGCCTCTTTTGCGTAGGGGACTTGCTCTAATGCGTGCATCCACTCAGCAGAATTATCATATTGATGTGCTGAATTAATGAAGTCGTTATACGCTTGCGTAACTGTCACCGCACGCTCCATAATGCGATCCTCTTTGAGGATAGTATCAAAAACTTCCGAAGGATCGGAGTACACGTTTTTGATAATATAGGTGTAGGAGCGTGAATGAATCATCTCCATAAATTCCCACACTTTCATGCAAGCTTCCAACTCAGGAAGGGAACAGTATGGAGCAAATGCCATACCAGGACCACGACCCTGAACCGAGTCCAACATAATCTGATACTTCAGATTGCTGGTAAAGATATGCTTTTGTTCTGGACGTAATGTTTGATAATCACTACGATCCTTTTGGAGGGAGACCTCCTCAGGTCTCCAAAAATAACCTAGTTGTTGTGTTGTAAGTTTATCAAAGATTGGATACTTGTAAGAATCGTATCTCTGAATCCCTAGAGGTTGACCAAAGAACATTGGTTGTTTCTTTGTATCAACCTCGTTAGAGTTAAAAACCGTCATGGATTCAACCGACGGTTTATCCTCTAGCCCTGTCTTAAATCTTACAAGACTCACAATCTTCCTCCTCTGAGTTTTCTATTTGAGAAATTAAACTATCAAGAGACTGATTATTTGTTTCTTCAGTCTCATCATTTTTACTGTCGTAGGTGTTTTGATAATAACTGGTTTTCCAACCGTACTTATATGTAGTTAAGAGATCATTTGCCCATACTGAGATAGGAATCTCATTATTGGGATACTGAGTTGGATTATAAGACCAGTTACCGCTGATTGCTTGGTCAAAGAACTTTTGCATTACAGCAACAACATTAATATAACCACGATTGGACTCCATGTCCCAAAGAAGCGTATAATTGTTTTTAAAAGTTCCATATTGTGGAACAATTTGCTTAAGGGTTCCTTTCTTCGACTTCTTAACGGACATGTATGCTCTAGGAGGTTCGATTCCGTTTGTGGCATTTGACACAACGGAACTGCTCTCCGAAGGCATTTGTGCGGACAATGTTGAGTTCCGTACTCCGTATTGTTTGACCAGTTCTCTAAGACCCTCCCAATCATATTTTAACTCGTTAGGTACGATTTCGTCAACGTCCTTCTTGTATGTATCAATTGGAAGAATTCCCTGAGCATACTTAGTGCGATTACTGTATTCGCAAGCACCCTTTTCTTTTGCAAGGTTTACGGTAGACTGGATAAGGTAGTATTGGAATGCTTCAGTGAGGTCATGAACCGCTTGCCAAGCACCTTGAGAGTCGTATGAGTGTCCGTGCTTAGCAAGGTAGTGTGCAAGACCAATATAACCGATTCCAAGGGAGCGTCGTGCTTTAGTAGCAATCTCTGCTGCTTTGATTGGATAACCTTGGAAGTCAATCAACTCATCGAGTGCTCTGACTGCCAGATCGCAAAGACTTTCAAGGTCATCAAGTTCACGAATCTTACCAATATTGACAGCACTCAGAATACATAGAGCAATCTCACCATCACCATCAATGTGCTGAAGAGGTCTGGTAGGAAGAGTAATCTCCTGACACAGATTGCTCATCTCAACTTTATCAAGGAAGGAAGAGTGAGAGTTGCAGTGGTCGATATTCATTATGTAAAGACGACCAGTTTCGGCACGTTCTTTCAGAATATCCAGAATGAGTTTTTGAGCTCCGATAGTCTTTCTTGGAATAGACTCATCTCGTTCATAAACATTGTATAACTCATCAAATCCATCAGTGCCAAAAGCATCATACAG